AAAAGACCCACTGTTTTTTATAAATAAAATATTAAATGTTAAATTATGGAGTAAGCAAAGAGAAATAGTAGAATCAGTTTGGCAAAATAAAAGAACAACAGTAAAAGCATCTCACGGTGTGGGAAAGACCGCGGTATCCGGTAATATATTATTGGCTTTTCTATATACACATTATCCATCTATCGTTATATCTACAGCACCTACATGGAGACAGGTGGAAAAGTTATTATGGAAAGAGGTTAGGGCATCTTATAATAAATCTACTATACCCTTGGGCGGCAGTTTAGCACCTAAGAGTCCAGAGTTACAAATTATACAAGACCAGTGGTATGCAATGGGATTATCTACAGATGACCCAGACAAGTTTCAAGGATTCCATGAAAGAAACGTTTTAATTATAGTTGACGAAGCTGCAGGTGTAAGTTCAAAAATATTTGAAGGTATAGAAGGTATACTATCATCAGAGAATGCACACTTGTTGATGATAGGTAATCCTACAAACACTACAGGAGAATTCTATAAGAGTTTTCAGGATAAATCATATAACAGGATTTCCATATCTGCCTTTGACACACCTAATTTTAAACAAACAGGGATAACCGAAGAAGATATAGCGAACGGAGATTGGCTAGATAAATATACATACACGTTGAATAAGAAGGGTGGTTTAGTAGCACCATATATGGTGACACCAGAATGGGTAGCAGATAAGTATGTAAGATGGAAACCAGGTTCTATACTGTATGAATCCAAAGTTAGGGCAAATTTCCCTAATCAGAGCGAAGATAGTTTGATTCCAGTATCATGGATTGATGCAGCTATGCAGAGATGGGATGATATACCAGATGACGAATCAGAAATAAGGAAGATGGGAGTAGACGTTTCTGAGGGTTCAGGAGATGCTACAGTTATAGCTAAAAGATATGGACGTAAAATAAAAGAATTGATTGTTATAAGTGGAATAGACGAAATGAAAATAACAGCACATATGAGACTACATTATTTTAAAGACGATATTGAAGTTGCGAATATAGACGGAGTAGGTATAGGACATTCAGTTGTAATGAGGGCAAAAGAGATGGGTTTGAATGCAGTAAGCGTCAAAGGTTCTTTTTCACCATGTGGAGATGACGAAGATGAAAATATAAAAGAGTTATTCTTCAATTTGAGAGCACAAATGTATTGGAATTTGAGAGAATTATTAAATCCTAATAGAATAGTGAATCCATTTCCAATAGCACTACCTAGAGATGAAATGTTAATGCAGGAACTATCAGAAGTGCGCTGGAAGCCTGTAAATGGTAAGATACAGATAGAGGATAAGAAAGATATTAGGAAGAGGTTAGGACGTTCACCAGATAGAGCAGACGCTGTTGTATTAGCATTTGCACCTAACGAGTGGTTGGACGAAGAGGAAGCAAATGAGCCTAGCATATTTATTATAAAATAAATAAAAAATATTTTTTATAAAGAAATTATGTCAATTTTAACACAAACACTAAAATTTATGATATAATGATATTATAGAGAATGGTTATGTAAATAAATTAGTAAAGGGGTATAATTATTAAAAAAGTATACTGTAGGAATTGTAAAAATGCTTACGTTGACTGGAATAATGGGATTGCAAAATGTATTGTATTAAAAAATCAAATGTCAGGTAGTTGCGGTAGTTGTAAACATTATATAGATAATAAAGATAATAGTCGAATAGCTAAAATAAAAACACAAGTTGATGGAAGGGTGGGGCAGAAGTGAGATTTTTTGATAAGTTTATGCGTAGGATTGTAAAATCAGAATCTTTTAGTGTATTATTAAATTATTATAGAGGGCAAGAACAGTTAAATCCAAAGAATTATGAGCAATATATAAGAGAATCGTATAAAAAGAATCCATATGCCTATACAGCTATCAAAATAATAGCACGATGTTTTGCTAGAGTAGATTGGTTAGTATATGAGAAAAGAAACTCAAGGATTGAGAAGAGAGATGAGATAGAGGAACATCCGCTAATTGATTTATTAAACAAACCAAACAAATACGAAAGCGGATTTAATTTTAGACAAAAATGGATAACAAACTTACTTTTGACAGGCAATACATACATAGAAAAAGTAGATGTAAATAAGAAACCGAAAGAATTATATTTGTTGAGACCAGATAGAGTTACAATAATTCCCGGAACAGACAGAAGTCAGTTGATAAAGGGTTATAAATATAAAATAGGTGGACAAGAGTATTTTTACGATTATGAAAAAGTAAGACACACTACATTATACGACCCAACAGATGATTTTTACGGCATGAGTCCTATTGAAGCGGCAGCTTCAAGCATAGATTTGAACAACCTTGCTAGAAGTTGGAATGCAGATACTTTAAATAACGGCGGACAGCCTAATATATTGCTTAAAACAGACAGAAAGTTGACTCAAGAACAGAAGGAAAGGTTAGAAGCTTTGATACGACAGAAAGCATTGCATGAAAAAGGTATACCATGGGTATTAGAAGGCGGGTTAGAGTTACAACCTTTACAATTAAACGCTATAGATATGGCATGGACAGACTCTAGCAAACTTTCAGCAAGAGAGATAGCAATTGTCTATGGTGTACCACCAGAAATTATGGGCGATAGTGCTAACAAAACTTATAACAACTATAAGGAATCAAGAAAAGCACTATATGAAGAAACAATAATACCACATTTAGAATTATTTAGAGAAGAATTAAACAATTGGATTGTTCCAATGTTTAGTGATAAGATAGAGATTGACTTTGATCCAGACAGTATAGAAGCATTGCAAGAAGAAACGGCTGCATTGTGGCAGAAGGCACAAACAGCAACATTTATTACAATAGACGAAAAGAGGAATTTAGTAGGCTATGATGATTTACCTAATGGTGAAGGAGACACAATATTAGTACCTGCTAATATGATACCTATAGGAGACGCAGAAGCAAGCCTACAGGGCGATATACAAGCGAATATGGATATGATAACAAATGAGTCGAATGTAGGTGATAATGTTGAGCAAGTTATACCGGGTGAGCAAATTGCCGACAATACAACAAATTAAAAAAACAAAAGAGGATGCAAAGTATTGGCTAGAATTTGAAAGACATAGACAAAAATTTGATAGTAAAATATCTAAAGTGTGCAAACTGCAATTTGAAAAAGAACAAACATACTTTAAAAATAAAGCAATAGAATTAGCAGAACAAGGACAACAAGTAACTATAGACAGGTTGTTTGATAATAAAACATATGAAGAATGGACATTTATCATTAAAAAAATATATGAAATAGTAGGTAAATATTTTTTTGATAGGCAGATAAAAGAATTAGAAAAGCAGATGAGGAAAAAAAGCATAAAACAAGATAATATATTTATTTTTGATGAATTGAACAGGTTAAGGAATTATGTACTAGGAAATGAAGTTATGACAGAAAATATAAATGATTTATATATAAGAATTGTAGATAATCCACAAACACAAGAAGATAGAAATAATAATTTTTGGTATACAGCATTACTAACGTTCTTATTTTTATATTTAAGTGATAAAGTAAACTATGTTGTTGACAATACAAGAGAAAAATTAAAAACTATAATACAAGATAATATAAAAAATGGCGGAAACATAGACAGTTTAAATGCTGAAATAGACATGTATTATAATAAAATAAAAACACAGAGGTCGAATATTATAACTGCTACAGAAGTTGCAGGAGCATCAAATTTTGGTAATAGGACAGCGTCGGATATTTTGGAAATACCATTAAAACATATATGGATTTCTACAATGGATACTAGAGTTAGAGATATACATATAAAAGCACACGGGCAAACTTTACCAAAAGAAGAACCTTTTATAGTTGGCGGAGAAAGGTTAAAATATCCACATGATACATCTTTAGGTGCAACAGCAAAAAACATCATAAATTGTAGATGTGTTGAAAAGATTATAATAGATACAGAACGTTTAGGAGGGCGATAACAATGGCTATAAATGAATATCAGCCACATAGCGGCAGAGTATTAAAAGAAAATGATACAACAGTTAATATAGCAGATGTAATATCAAATGTTTATGATTCTACAAATCAAGCACTAAAAACAACAGCACAGCTTGGAAATATTGCCATTGAAAATGTAAGTATAAAAGACAAAGTAAATGCTTATTATATAAAAGTTAATGCTAATGGTAGCATAGATACTAATACTACAATTACAGGTGGAGCGACAGAAGCTAAACAAGATACTATTATTGGATACATTGATGGCTTAGAAGCTTTATTAACATCTATAAAAAATACCGATGGTATTAAGAAAATAACTGATCCTTTGCCTAGTGGGACAAATCAATTAGGTAAATTTGGATATACATTAAAAAGAATTAATACTAGTTTTACAAGACCCGCAGACACTACAGCCTATACAATAGGTGATGCTATAAGTAATAGCACAACAACACCTACAGTTTTTCAATTAGACTTGTCAACTATAGGAGCAGTAAATGGGCAAGCAGTTGAAATAAGGAAAGCAGCAGTAGTAAGTTCAGCCAAACAGGCTACATTACCTTTGATAAATATATTTTTATCACCTACAACTTTTACAGCTACAAATGACAATAGTGCTTTAGATATAGACGATACTACAATGGAGTCGGCTGGTTGTTGGTTAAATTGTGACTTACAAAATTCAACAGCTTCAAATAGTAGAGTGGCAAAAGAAATTGCAAATGCACCTATGGTATTAGCTAGTAATGACACAAAAATATATGGAACTCTTCAAGCAGCAAATGCTTATACACCAGTTTCAGGAGAAAAATTTACTATTTTGTTATGGGTAGCATTGCTGTAAAGGGGGTTTTGTATGTTTCATTTTTTTAGTAGTGTAAGTAAGAAAAAGAAATTTTGGACACCTTCACAGATAGTTCCAGATGTATGGTATGACGCAGACGATAGTTCAACAATAACTTTGAATGGTTCTACGGTTAGCCAATGGAATGACAAAAGTGGAAACAGTAGAAACTTAACACAACCAACAACAGCATCACAACCAACTTATAGCACAAATTCTCTAAATAGCAAAGCAACGATTGATTTTCCAACAAGTAAAACAATGGTAAATAATGCGTTTACAATAGGTACTACATCTACTGTTTTTGCTGTAATAAAACCAAATGCAATAAATAGTGGTGTTGGGAACAATAGAGATTTTATAACTACAGGTGCAACAGGAGATAATTCAAAAGCACATATATTATTTCATGATGCATCATCAACAAGTAGTTTAGCATTATATGCAGGAGTCGGATTTAGTTCGCCTAACGTATTGACACAAGGTTTATGGTCTGTTATAGGTGGTATAACTAATGGTGCTAGTTCTGAGATAAGAAATAATGGTAGAGTTGTTGCTACCGGTAATGCAGGTAGTCAATCTTGGACTAGTGGCATAAGACTTGGTGCAAACTCGTATACAACATTTTACAGTATTGCTACATATGCAGAGGTAATAGTAACATCAAAAGTTTTGTCGCAGTCAGATAAGCAAAAAATAGAGGGTTATCTTGCTTGGAAGTGGGGATTGCAACATATGTTAACATCAACACATCCATATAGGTATGATGGAACGTTGTTTGGCAATTATCCAAAACTTTGGAGTCCTTCTGAATTAATAACTGCTTTATGGTATGACGGGGATGATACAGGAACCATAACATTGAATGGTAGCACGGTTAGTCAGTGGAATGATAAGAGCGGTAATCTGAGAAATGTATCACAGGCTACAGCTACATCACAACCTACGTATCTAACTAATGGTTTAAATGGTAAGCCAGTATTGACTTTTGATGGTGGAGATAGTTTAGCAAATAATATAGATTCTTTTTATACTTCGGACATAAGTTTTTTTACTGTAGCAAGAACTACATCAACAACTACTTTACAAAGTGTTATTTCAAAGAATGGAGCTAGCAATAGAGAATGGTATTTTGGTGTAGATGCAACAAATAAAATATTTCAGATAACAAATGATATAGGTTCATCTTCTAGTGGAGATCGTAAAGCATCATCTACAGGAAATGCAGGTACAAACTATGGCATATGGGCAACAAGCAAATCAGGAACTAATGTAACCGTATCACTTGATGGAACTACTAA